TAAGGAGTATATCAATGAACAGTAAAAATGATGTTGAAACTTTTATGATTGCTTGTGGTCAAACACAAAAAGATTTTGGACCACAAGCAGAATTATATGTTGACTTAATCGTTGAAGAATTCAAAGAACTTGTGACAGCATACGGCAATAGGGACAAAGTGGAAATTGCTGATGCTTGTGCAGATTTGAAATGGGTGATTGAGGGGCTAGAATATTCTTTAAATATTCCACAACAAGAAGTGTGGGATGAGGTGTCTAGAAGCAATCTAGCCAAAATCAGCCCTAGCGGTAAAGTAGAAAAAAGAAAAGACGGTAAAGTGTTAAAACCAGAAGGTTGGACACCACCCAATATTAAAGCAATTATAAGAAAGTAAAAATATGGAATACATGGGTGTCAAAATAGACTTGGAAAAAGATAAACTATTTGATGAATTAGGAATAAAACGATTACAAGAATCGTACATGAAAGATGATGAAACCTCACCACAACAAAGATTTGCGTTTGTATCAAAAAGTTTTGGAAGTAATNCTGAACANNCTCAGCGCCTTTACGATTACGCCTCTAATCATTGGCTCAGTTATTCTACTCCAATTCTTTCTTTTGGTCGGTCTAAGCGTGGCATGCCTATTTCGTGCTTTCTTAACTACATTGAAGATACTGCGGAGGGTTTAGTTGAAAACTTATCTGAAACCAATTGGCTTAGTATGTACGGCGGCGGAGTGGGTATTGGCTTCGGCATTAGGTCTGCTGATGACAAGTCTACTGGTGTTATGCCTCACCTTAAAATTTACGATGCATCTTCTTTGGCTTATCGTCAAGGCCGGACTCGCCGTGGTTCTTATGCCGCTTATCTTGATATATCTCACCCNGATATTATTCCGTTCCTAGAAATGCGTAAACCAACAGGNGACCAAAATGTTCGTTGCCTGAATTTACATCATGGTATTAATATCACTGATGACTTCATGTCACTTATTGAAAAATGTATGTTGGATCCTGAAGCGGNCGATAGTTGGCAACTAAGAGATCCACACTCTGGTGAAGCGAGAGAAGTGGTGTCAGCAAAACATCTGTGGCAACAAATTCTTGAAATGCGTATGCACACCGGTGAACCATACATTCACTATATTGATACAAGCAATAGAATGTTGCCACAATTTTTAAAAGACAAAGGATTGAAAGTGCATCAATCAAATCTTTGTTCAGAAATTATTTTACCAACTAATGAACAACGTACCGCAGTGTGTTGTTTGTCCTCTTTAAATTTGGAACACTATGATGAATGGAAAGACCATCCTACTTTTCTTCGTGATGTTGCTGAAATGCTTGACAATGTTCTTCAGTATTTTATTGATAATGCTCCTTCCACCATTCAGCGTGCAAAGTATTCTGCCAGTCGTGAGCGCAGCATTGGTGTCGGTGCTTTGGGTTTCCATGCTTATCTACAACGGAAGGGTGTCGCATTTGAAGGTGTGATGGCCAAAGTNNCAAACAATCAAATGTTCAAACAAATTAGAAAGGGATTAGATGAAGCTAATATCAGTTTGGGAAAAGANCGTGGNGAAGCTCCAGATGCTGTTGGCAGCGGTCAACGTTTCAGTCATCTTATGGCTATTGCTCCAAATGCTTCTTCGTCTATCATTATGGGAAATACTAGCCCTAGTATCGAACCTTATCGTGCTAATGCTTATCGTCAGGACACGTTATCTGGCGCATTTCTAAACAAGAATCGTTGGCTAGATATAATTATCAAAGGTCTAACACAAACAGAGGAAGAATATAATGATATTTGGTCATCAATTATTGCAAATGATGGTTCAGTTCAACATTTGAATATTCTTGATGAAAATCAAAAAGCAGTATTCAAAACATCCATGGAAATTGACCAACGATGGGTTATTGAATTGGCTGCTGATCGTCAACAATATATCGACCAAGCACAATCATTAAATTTGTTTTTCCGTCCTGATGCACATATCAAGTACATTCATGCAATTCATTTTATGGCATGGAAAAAAGGATTGAAAACACTTTACTATTGCCGTTCAGAAAAGATTGGTAAGGCAGATAAAGTCTCTAAGAAAATTGAACGTCAAGTAATTAAAGAATTGGACATGATTCAAGTAGCACAAGGAAATGATTGCATTGCCTGTGAGGGTTGAATGAAACCTACTATAGCATTGTTTATATATGATCCAAAATGTTCAGTGCAAAGTGGTAATGGAATCATCAAGGCTTTAGGTTCACACTATAATTTTAAAATATTTTCAAAGAATGAACTAGAAGATGATTTCTTTGATGATGTGCAAATGATTGCTGTACCGGGTGGCTTTGGTGATTCTGATTCATATGATAGATTATTTAATTACAATGCATATCGTGTAAAAGAATTTGTGAAGAATGGTGGGCATTATCTTGGTATTTGTATGGGTGCATATTGGGCAGGTAAACACTACCTCAATATACTAGACAACGTAGAAGTTGAACAATATATAAAAAGACCAAACACAGATACACGGCGACCCCATGCAAAGAACATGCCTATCGTATGGAATGGCATTGATGATAACATGTTCTTTTATGATGGGTGTGCATTTGGACCAGGACAGTATGATATCATTGCAAAGTATATGAATGATGATCCGATGGCTATTATACAAGGTAGAATTGGTCTGATTGGTTGTCATCCCGAAAGCCAATCACATTGGTATGAAAGTTATAGTTGGATGAAAGGTAAGTATCATAATGGTAAACACCACATACAACTACTAGAGTTTGTAAACGAATTAATGGAAAGATAATAAATGTCGCATATTGTCGCTAATCTTCCACCAATAAAATGTTTTGTTCGTAAAGAATTTTTGTATGACTTTGAGAAAGGTCATGGAGAACTTGAACCTTGTTGGTGGATAAGTATTAAATCTTTAAGAGGTCAAGCATTTCGTATTGAATCATATCTAAACAATTATGGTGCATTATATGATAAATTACCTCTACATGCATATTGTTGGAAACCAATTGAAGGTGAACCACTACCATTAGATTATCTCCAGTTGTGGGATTGTTTATCATATGATATAACTGTTATTAAAAAAGCACAGTTACAATCAATGAAGTGTAAATTTAAATTAAAGAATGGAGATTGGCAGTATGGTGTTTATATGTTTACAGTTGATTCTGCTCATCCTGATTTTAACGTACTTGATACAGGGTTTAGTGAAGATATCGAGGACCACAAGTCTTATAATTTCATCATGTGTGATAATGGGCAGTTTGCTGCTCAGCCAAATAATCGATTNATTGTATTAGAGCCAAGTAGCAATCCAAAAGAATTGAAGATGCCAGATTTTAAGGTTGCCATGAAAAAATGGTCGGTCGAAACGGATTCAAAATGGGCATTAGGTGATACAAACACAGTAATGTACGAACAAGTAGAAAAGAAAGAAAAGAAATGAAAAAAATATTAAGATTTACCGCGTCATGGTGTGGGCCATGCAAATCATTAGCAATGAGTTTAGAAGAAGCAAACCTCGGTTTACCAATTGAAGTAATTGACATTGATATTCAATCTGANGTTGCAGTTGAATATGGTATTCGTGGTGTACCAACATTAGTGATGTTGGATGAAAACATCGAAGTTAACCGATTGGTTGGATCCAAAACCGTCACAGAATTAAAAGAGTGGGCAACAGTATGATTAAGAAAATCGAATCTAAACTTACGGATGAAAGAAACAGTTTCAAACCTTTCAATTATCCTTGGGCATATGATGCATGGTTGAAACACGAACAATCACATTGGTTGCATACAGAAGTTCCAATGTCAGAAGATGTTAAAGATTGGAAAAAGAAATTAACAACCGAAGAAAAACAATTTCTAACACACATCTTCCGTTTCTTTACACAAGGCGACATTGATGTTGCTGGTGGATATGTTAAGAATTATTTGCCATATTTTCCACAACCAGAAGTGCGTATGATGTTGTTAGGTTTTGCTGCAAGAGAAGCATTACACGTTGCTGCTTACAGTCACTTAATTGAAACTTTAGGTTTACCTGAAGCCACATACAACCAATTTTCAGACTATCAAGAAATGAAAGACAAACACGATTATGTGTTGGACATTTCTTCTAAAAATGGTAATGCAGCTTCAACTGCAACTCATATCGCCGTGTTCAGTGCTTTCACCGAAGGTATGCAGTTATTCTCTTCTTTCATTATGTTGCTTAACTTTCCACGTACAGGTAAAATGAAAGGTATGGGACAAATCGTTACTTGGTCTATTGTTGATGAAACACAACATGCTGAGTCTATGATTAAATTATTCCGAACCTATATAGAAGAAAACAAAGAGATATGGAATGATGAACTCAAAGGTCGTATCTATACTATTGCAGAAAAAATGGTTGAACTAGAAGATAAATTTATCAACCTTGCTTTTTCAATGGGTGCTATGGAAGGACTTTCTAGTGAAGATGTTAAAAAATATATTCGTTATATTGCCGATAGACGCCTCATATCTCTTGGTCTTAAAGGCATTTTTAAAGTGAAGAAAAATCCATTACCTTGGGTAGAGGAAATGATTAACGCACCAACACATACAAACTTTTTCGAGAACCGTGCAACCGATTATGCAAAAGGTGCATTGTCTGGAAATTGGGGTGATGTGTGGGCAAACTAAAGGAAAACATATGACAACAAAAACAATAACAGCAGAGTGTAGTAGTTGTGAATCCAGCTATGATGTAATTTATATGCAAGAACTTGTATCAGAAGAATTACCCGAGTTTTGCCCATTTTGTGGTGAAACCATTGATTCATTATCCGAAGAAGAATATATAGAGGATGATGAACTCAATGATGATAATGAAAAATGGGACTAAACTGGATACATAAAGATAAAGATTTTACAGAAGATTTAATTGGTGAGTATTATGGATTCGTGTATCTTATAACCAACAATGTAACAAATAAAAAATACATTGGTAAGAAATTCTTTTACTCCTCAAAAACCAGACAAGTAAAAGGTAAG